AGTTGTTAAAAGAGGTTCAGCAAAAACATTAGAGTATTTAGATCCGCAAAGCAGTTTATGTTATGACGAGTTAGTGGCTAATCATGGATTAATTGCACCTAAATCAATGAGAGGAGAAGATGTAGTTAATATGTCAGAGGACGATCAGAGATACAAGGCAGCGATATTAAGAAGGGGAGAGGACTTGGAGAATCCTCGTATTAAATTATCAACGATACATCAGATGAAAGGCGGGGAAGACGACAACATTATATTGATGTCAGAGTCGTGCCAACCAGCAGTAAATGCAAAGAATCAAGATGATGAGCATCGTGTATTTTATACGGGGGTCACAAGAGCCAAACATAATTTACACATTATTGATTCATTCGGGAGGTATAGATACGTAATATGAAAAGAGATGAAGTTTTAAAAAATGCAATGAAATTAATTAATGGTAACAGAGCTAAAGATTATGGAGATGCACATGACAATCACAAAAGAATAGCAGACTTGTGGTCTGTTGTGTTTGGGTTTAAAGTCATGGTGTGGCAAGTTTATCTGTGTTTAATATTGGTTAAGATTGCAAGATTAGTGCATTCTCCTAAACATTTAGATAGTATAATAGATATACCAGGATATTCAGCATTACTTGGAGAAACGTTAGATAAAGATGATAAGTAGTTTATTTAAGCCTCACCCTAATCCGACAATGAGAGTTATAAGTCTTGGAGCGGGAGTTCAATCATCCGTTATGGCTCTAATGGCAGAGCATGGAGAAATTACACCTAGACCAGATTGTGCAGTATTTGCTGATACACAAGCAGAACCCGAGGAGGTTTATACACATCTTGAGTGGCTATCTACACAACTATCTTATCCAATATATCAAACGACTGCAGGTGATTTACGTAAAAGTATTACTGAAGGCATTAACATAAGAGGCACAAACAAAAACTATTGTGTTGTTCCCTTCCATGTCAAAGATGGTTTTGGACGTAGACAATGCACTACACAATTTAAGATCGAACCCATACAGAAAAAGTTTAGAGAATTACTTGGTGTTAAGAAGAATCACAAAGTCAAACAAGGTATTATACTTGAGCAATGGATTGGTATTAGTCAAGACGAACTACAACGTGTAAAAGAATCTAGAGATAAATGGTTATATAATAGATGGCCATTATTAGAACTTGGCATGAAACGATATGATTGTCAGAATTGGTTTACTAAACACTATCCCGAGAAGTATTTACCACGTTCTGCTTGTACATTCTGTCCATACAAAAACAATAATGAATGGCGACACCTAAGAGATAACGATCCACAAGGTTGGAAAGATGCGGTGGCCGTGGATAAAAAAATAAGAACTACAGGTACAGATAAACAAAGAGAGCAATTTGTTCACAGATCATTAGTGCCCTTAGATCAAGCCGACCTACAAACAGCAGAAGAGAAAGGGCAGCTATCATTCTTAGATGAGTGTGATGGTATGTGTGGAATGTAATGAAAGATAAAACAATAAGTTTTCTTGAACGTATGGAAATGAATACATTAGAAAAAGAATGGTCTGTTCCTCAGTCCTTTCCAGATCTTACAGATTCAAAATACATAGCAATAGACTTAGAAACGTGTGACCCAAATTTATTAGAGTTAGGTCCAGGATGGACACGTAACGATGGTTTTATTGTTGGTGTTGCTATAGCAGCGGGAGACTTTACGGGTTATTACCCATTTAGACATGAAGGCGGGGGCAACATTCCAGAGGAAAAAGTTTTTTCATGGCTTCGAAAACAACTCAATACACCACACATACCAAAGATTATGCATAACGCTATGTATGATGCGGGGTGGCTTAGATGGGCAAACGTGGACGTAAAGGGTAAAATTATTGATACTATGGTAGCTGCACCACTTATTAACGAGAATAGATTTAGTTATGCTTTAAATGCACTTGGTCGTGATTACTTGGGCAAACGTAAAAACGAAAAGATTTTGAAAGCAGCGGCAAAAGATTGGGGACTTGATCCTAAAAAAGAAATGTGGAAACTACCATCACAATTTGTAGGCACGTATGCAGAACAAGATGCATCAATTACATTAGAGCTATGGAATAGATTTGAACAGGAAATACGAAAACAAGAGTTAACAAGTGTATTTGATTTAGAAACATCATTGATACCTCTTGTGCTTGAAATGAGGCAAAAAGGTGTCAAAGTTGATTTGAATAAAGCAGAACAAACAAAGATAAAACTTTTGCAAATGAAGAAACAAGTCACAAAAGAAATTAAAGATGATACCAACATAAATGTAGAACCATGGGTGGCCACAAGTGTTGCCAAGGTATTTGATTATCATAACATCCATTATGAAAGAACGGGTAAAAGTGAGCAACCATCTTTTACAAAAGCATGGTTACAAGGGTGTCCTCATCCTATTGCATCAAAAGTATTAAGACTTCGAGAACTAGACAAAGCACATAATACTTTTATTGATAGTATTCTTAAACATAGTTACAAAGGCAGAATACACTGCGAGTTACATCAGCTTCGTAATGACGATGGTGGCACAGTTACAGGAAGGTTTAGTTCATCTAATCCAAACCTTCAGCAAATACCCGCAAGAGATCCAGAAATTAAAAAAATGATTCGAGGATTATTTATCCCAGAGGACGGAGAGCAGTGGGGCAGTTTTGATTATAGCAGTCAAGAGCCGAGGTTATTGGTGCATTATTGTAGTGTCGTTAACAAAGGCAGTCATATTCTTAATAACATAGTTGAGCAGTATCAAACAGAAGATGTAGACTTTCATCAGATGATGGCAGATATGGCAGACATAAGTCGTAAGGAGGCCAAGACAGTAAATCTTGGAATTATGTATGGCATGGGTAAACAGAAACTTGCAAATACTTTAGATATTAAATTAGATGAGGCAACTGAACTATTGCAAACGTATCATCGTAAAGTTCCGTTTGTAAAAGAACTTGCAGATCAAGTTATGAATAAGGCACAGAAAGATGGCAAGATTAGAACTGTATTAGGTCGGGTATGTCGTTTTGATATGTGGGAACCAAAATCATTTGGATACAATCAACCTATGAAACGTGAAGATGCTGAAAAAGAATATGGTCCAGGTATCAGACGAGCATTTACCTATAAGGCATTGAATAGATTGATACAGGGCAGTGCAGCGGATCAAACAAAGAAAGCGATGGCGGATTGTTTTCAAGAGGGATTTATACCTATGCTTACAGTTCATGATGAATTATGTTTTAGTATTAGTTCTCAAAAACAAGCAGATAAGATTACAGAGATTATGGAACAAGGATTGCCACTCAAGATACCAAGTAAAGTTGATCAAGATTTAGGTAAAGATTGGGGCGAGGTCGGTTAAGTTGTAACGTTCTGCATACGATCTACAAGTCGTTGTGCTCTGTTGGTCACTTGTTTATACCACTTGCTATCTTTCATTTGATTAGATGCTTCTTGCCATTCACGATTGTCAACTGCTCTTTTCATCTTGTGAAAACGAGATAAACGAGGCCGTCCCATATTAAACATCATATTGCATATGATTAATTGTGCTTCTTCTGGTAGATCATCAAAATCATAATATAATTTTTTACATTCTTCTATTGTTTCAGTTATATCCTGGTCAAACAACTCATTAACACGTTCTTCAGAAATTTCAGTGCCAACTTCTAAACCATGCTCCGAATCATTTTCTTTTATGAGGTGGCCAATTCCGCAGGTAGGCAGACCGAGGTGGTCTAAATAAATTTCATACTTTACGCCTTCGTCTACTTTAAGTTCTTCTCTGAGCTGTTCTATATTCATCATTTCTTTCCTTTATTAATTTTACGTGTTTCATATAAAAATAATTACCGATATTGTTAAAAAATTTAGATATACTTAACAATATCCAAACTTTTTGAAACATTATTGACTTCCTACGGCGGCTCTTGTTGCTTGATTAGGAACTATTATAGGACTAATGTTTCTTGCCGATCCAACGCTAGCGGGAGGTTTTACATTAGGTATGTTAATATTTCCAATGTTTGTTATGGCTCTGTCTCTTGCTTGTTTAGCTTCTGGTGATAATCCAAACGGACCTTCAGACTTAACAGGCACAATTGCAGATGCGGGGGTAATACCCATTTGACCTAAAACTTGTTGTGAAGTGGTTTGCATAACTTGTAAAGCTTGACCAAACGCATCGCCACCAGGCTCTCTACTTGCAAGTAAGACTTTCATAACTGTTGGATTACGTAAAGCTCTACTCATTGTCATATAAAAAGCAGCAGCGGGAATGGTTGCAAGTGGTGCAGTTAACATTCCATAAAAACCTAAACCAAGTGCAATAGTTGGTGCAGCAAGTCCGCCTTTACCTTGCAGTGCAGCGTTAGATACTGCAACCATGTTGTCTGCTAATTTAAATAAAATGTTAAG